TTCTTCTCCTTCTTGGCTGACTTGTTCTTCGTCATCGCAATAAATCAGTATATCGTTACGCGCACCTGATTCTGCTCCGGCCATCCATAGGAGAATCTCGCCCGCAGGTTTATCATCACGGATAACCTGCTGGAGACGGGGATCGTTGTATTGCCCCGTAAGCTTGTATTGTTCCAACATGCTTCGATAGAGCCCGTCTAATAAGTCGAACATGCTGTCTTTCGTCCCAGCATCTGCTGCAAACCTGTTGCGTTGTGCCAAAACTCGCGCAATGCGAAGTGGCGCATCGTACAGGGCTTCCTTTGGCGGTATCATGACGCTGGCCATAGCCTTGCCATGACGACCACCATAGGGATAGGGCACCACATGGGCGCCCACTCGCAACGCGATGTGAGACAAAAAGTCTAGCTCCGACCCATCACGGGGTAGCACCTCATCAACGGTGCCACCAATACCACATTCAGCCCAAACGGGCACAATCGTGGTCCAATTGAATCTGTCGATGATGAGATCATCGACAAGCATAGTTAAGTTGTCACCATACACACCAAGGGTCACGAGGGTATCGAACCCCTCGAGAGAACCCATGATGCGTAGGAAGGCGTACATGACATAAATCGTGGTTGCTATGGTGTTGGTTACCGTCGTTGATCCCTCACCCGACAGATTGCCACACGCACCACTAAGCCAAACAGCGGCACCGTCCTGAAGGACGAGCAAGCCGTGACTAATTTGCCACCACAACTTGATAAAGCGCTGTATATCTCGCGCCTTAATACCGGTCAGCCGCGCCATGCGCAGCCCGAATATTCCCGCATATATCTGATGCCCAAGCGTTGAATCCATTCGCTTGATGTCAACCGACCAACCGCGACGCCAGCTACCATTCCGGTTCTTGACAAAGAGCCGTCGGGCTGCATACGCACCCCAATCACCGCCATACAAGGAGACGCCAACCTCCGAGTAAAAAGTACCGCCATAGTGCTCGTAAAAGCTCTCATTAAAGCGGTGGCAGTAAACTGCCAAGGCAAGTAGAAAGGGGCGCAACGCGCCATTGATTTCCCGAATGTCCCCCCGGATTATTTTTTCATGAGATGTCAACTCATCCTTGAGGAACACATTCCAATAAGTAAGAAAATCGCCCAG